AATATGATCTGCCATAACTTCCCAATCTTCGGGAGTTACAATATTCTTGAGAATCAATTGCGTTCTCAACATGTCGTTAAACATCTGAGAGAATCTCTTTCTCAAACGACCAACAAACTTAGCAAACTTAAGTTCGTCTCTCAGAATCTCAGAAGAACGACCAAGGTTAAAACCACCATCGGCAGCAATTCTTGATTCTGGAACTCCAAGTGATCTATAAAGTTTCTTTTGAAAATACTCAATATCAGCAAGTTCGCCAAGGTTTTGACCACCAGGAAGTGTGGTGATTTCTGTGCCACGACCACCTTCTCTTCTTGGAAGCCAGAAGTCTTCCATCATTGACATAAACTTACGGTCATCACGGACTTCACCCGTGTTTGCATCATAAGCAAGTTTATTTCTGTAGCGAGACATAACCTCTTTGAGGTATTGCTCTGCTTTTACTTTAGGAAGATTACCAACGTCGATATAGAAAATTCTACGCTCAGGTGCTCTGGACAAACGATAGATAACCAAAGAATCCTCAATCATTCTCAGTTGATTGAGTGCCTTGATTGCCTTATGCATATAAGACAATACTGTGCCTTTGTTTCTATCAACCAGTCCCGAACTGCAATAAGTTACGGAATCTTTTGCAATTTTTACAGAATCTTTTTTGCCAGACCCACTACTATAGGTACCGCTAGCATAGTTTGCTTTTGGAGTATAAACAAAATACTCTTCAATGTCAGGCTCTAAAGATGGAAGTTCTACACCTTTTTGAATGGGGGGAAGTGCAAGATTTCTCTTTGGGTCTTTCTTCTTTTCCTGACGAATATACTTCATCTTCATTGGGTCAATATATCTCAGGTCTTGGATACCTGCCTGAGGATTCTTGACATCAATGACTTTCAGATAGTAAAGTCTACCATCAACATACCAGTTTCTAAAGATTTCGTGTGCTTTTCTATCGAAATCTAAAATTTCTTTGAGATATTTGAATTCTTCTCTGATGATTTTCTTCAGTCTATCACTAGCGTTAAGATTGGATAATTCAATCTCAACAGGAGAATCATAAAGGTCACTGACGATGGCTTCATTCACAACATCTTCAATAGCACCATCACACTCAGGGTGAAGTGCCATTTCACGATATCGTTTGATTAAATCATGCTCGGTGCGAAAAACACCTTCGATATCGACATAGTGACCATAAAAACCACTAGCAATATAATTATCAACCCCGTCCTCATTATTCTGAGGAACGGGGGATACTACCGAAGGTGATTTATTCTGACCATCATCAATAGAAAAACCAAAAAGTTTTGCCATCGTATAAACTATCTACTTATTATGGACTATTTAGTTGATGTCTTCGCCGCCTGCATTAGCGCCACTACCCTTGACTGCTTCCCACCAAAGGACTTGAAGCTCAACGGTGAATTCTTGAATACCTTGAGCGTCGTATGACAATTCGATTGGAGCAACCTGAGTTGGGAAAACATCATAGAAATGATACTTTCTCAGGGTGTCGCCATTACGATCGAGTTGATAAACATAAGCATCTGCTTGATAAGCAGCGGGGTCAGTCAAACCAGTGTTATCAGAAACACGGTTGATTGTATTCATCCACTTCTCAAATGCAGAGCGGACTGCAAAGTCAGTGTCGTTGATAACGGTGATTGACCATGAATCGAATGATCTATCGCCAGCAATCTTCAAAGTTCTTCCTCTGAAAGGAACTTCGATTGGGGCGACATTGGAAGCAGGAAGTTGTGCTGCCTTTACAAGGAAACGTGCCTTGTTAAGGATATCATTCAAACCATCAACAGCAACTGCTGATGGGAATGAGAGCTCAACTTCAAACAGATTGGAGCGAGCACCGCCACCAGCCAGTTTACTCTTGAAGTCAGTAATCTTTCTTAGTGGGGGTGGATTAAGTTGATTTCTAGTTGCCATTTTTAGATACCTCTAAGTTTGATTAATAATTAAACGTTACCGATTACTTCTTCAAAAGAAACGCCAGTTCTGGTCGCTACGAAGGTCAGACCGATGAAGTTAATCGATCTGTTTGGTTTGATGAAGATGTCAGCGACAAACTCATTGTTGTCGATAACAGCAGCAGTGTTGTTTGTTTCATCACAAACAACGACATAATCAAAGATTCCTCTCTTAGCTTGGACATCGCGGAGGAAAGGCTCAACGATGTTGACGAAGTTAGTTCTTGTAATTTCGTCGTTGAATTCAAAGAGTTGGTCTTTTGCAGCAGCAGAAACTGCCTTCTCAAGGTAGATGAAGAGACGACGGACGTTGATTCTGTCGAATGCAGAAGACTTGCCGAATCCAGTCTTATCACCGAAGAGGATGATTCCATCTCCAGGGGAGAAGACTACTGGATTAATTCTGTTAGAATACAGTTTGTCTCTTTGGGTCTTGCTTGGGTTGTATGCAAGTTTGACAGCATTGAGAATTGCACCTCTGTTAGTTCCTGCAGGTGAGAACCATGGGAAGTTATTGAGGTCGTTTCTTGCACATGTGCCAGCGACATCGCCATTCAGTGGGACATAGCGGAAGGTATCGCTGAATCTATCATACATGTACTTGTAACCACTATCAAAGACTGCATAAGTCGATGAGGTGATTGGTGCATAGAAACTGATGAGGTTGTCGGTGATATCAGAATCAGAGTTAACTGTTACTGATCCAACAGCACTGTCATTCAGGAATGCAAGTCTGTATGGTGAGATGAATGCGAGAGCATCTTGTCTTTCTTCAGCAACTGCAATCAGTTTGTTTGCAAGTGCTTGTGCAGTTTCCTTGGAATGATTTGCCGACCCCATCAGGAGGAAGTCAATATCATAGTTGTCTGTGTTTTCAAACAGACCGTATCCAGAGGAAAGTTTTGCAAGGGTTGAAGTCAGAGCACCACTTGAAGTGAGGTCTGTGCCACCATCGTAGTTTGTGCCACCACCAAGGGTTAAGGTGCTAGCGCCAGCAGCACCGAAGGTGATACCCTGAGTGTTTTGGTCCCAACCAGTATCAGATTCGAGAGTAAAGTCTGCACTGAATCCAGTGGTTGTAATACCAGCAGGAGCACTACCACCGAATACATACTGGGAGTTATTTGCAATATACTTTCTCCAGTATGCGGTGCTTCCTACCGAATACTCAGCATCTTTTGCTTTGGAAAGTGCAAGGTGCTTCTCAAGGACTGTGCCAGCATTTCCGCTAACGCTACCAGTGTCGTCGATGACTACAACGTGGATTTCGTCGAATCTAGAATCTCTTCCAGCAGCAAAGGAAGAAGTGCCAGGTCTGTCAGCGAGGGTATTCCAGTAAACTGTAGATCCAGTCAGAGAAATCGTCTGCTGGTCAAACCAGTCTTGTTGAGAGGTATATGAGGTGCTTCCTACTGCAGTTGTCTGTCCAGTAGTGTGGATTGCAACGCTTCCTGTGGAAGAGAATGCATAAACACCAGATGGTTGATAGTCAACCTCGGTTACAGTGCCAGCAGCAGAAACGTGTGCCAGGACTTTAACTGAAACGTTGGTGCCACTGATATTGGTGATTACACCCTTCAGATGACCATCAAGAGTGGTTGTTGTGCCAGCTCCAGGGACGGTTGCTGAGATTGCTTGAGTTACACCGTAACCGACCTGAATCTCTGGGAGACTTGCATTTGTGCTAACTCCAACCAGAATCTGGTCTGCCAGACCGTCAACGATAGCAACCTTAACTCCATTTCCCCAGGACCCAGGGTTTCTTGCGGCGAAGGTTACGTCCGTGATGGTATTCTCATCATAACCGAGTTGGTTATAATGCTCTAAGCTCTTAATTTTTGGTGTCGAACCTGCACCAACAAATGCGTTTTTGAGGTCATCATCGTCTGCTCTGACGACTCTCATGTCTCCACCATAAGCAAGGTAGGATGTTGCAACCATCCAGTGCTCATAGTGCTTGTCAGTGTTGCTGGGCTCTCCGAAGTTTGCGAGAAGGTCTGCTTCGTTACCAACCAGCACAGGTACGTCTACAGGTCCCTTGGCAAAGGGGGCAACGAGAGCACCAACACCGCCGCTAGTAGCATCAACTCTACCTACGGTTAAATCAACTTCTCTAACTACAATTCCAGGAGATGCTAAATTTAGTGGCATCTTTATGTCTCCGTCCAGGATTAATCTAAAATTATTTATTAA